GTACACCTGTTAGTGAACGCCCTGATTCACTGAATCCTGATTCACTGAATACAACTACTAACGTAGTTGTTAAGGAAAAAAAGGCGCGCAAGGTTTCAACGGTTCTATCTGAAGACTTCTATCCTGACGAAACAGGCGTTGCCTATGCCGATTCGAAACGAATTTCATTTGCCGTAGAGCTTGAATCGTTCCGCAACTGGCACGCGGCAAGAGGTTCGACCATGAAGGACTGGCAAGCGGCATGGCGAACATGGTGCGACAAAGCTGTTGAGTTTGGACGGTCAGGAAATAGCCAAAGATCGCCAGCAAAAACTCAGCACCAACTCAACCAGGAAGCGACGACCCGCGCCATCTTCGGCAATCCATCCGAATTCGCTTTCACTGAAAAACTGATTTCCGGCGAGGTGATTTCGTGAGACTACCTGACAGTTGGGTGAATAAGATCGTCCTCGAATTGCAGGGTATTTACGGCCAGCAATTCACCGGAAAGTTCTCCAAAATCGAATCAGGAAAAGATGTTGGAATTGAGAACTTCAAGGAATCGCTTGCTACCCGATTGGGTGGATTCCGCGATCATCCGGAAGCCATCGGATATGCGCTGAATAACCTTCCGACAACGCACTGCCCGAACGTGTTGGAGTTTCAGGCCATTGCCAACCTTGCGCCGAAGAAGCAAGCGCCCGCGATTTCCTACCAGCCGACCGCTGAAGACATCGAGCGCAACAGAAAGATGGCGGAGAAGGCGACCAAGGCCGTCACGACGCACGTTGATCCGATGCATTGCTGGCGCCGTCCGAAGTCGCAGATTGTTGCGGATTACTTGTTTGATGCGCACAAAAACCCGTCAAGGTTTCGTCAGCTTTCCGAGATATTCGACAAGCACGTTGCGAATGAAGTGATTTCACCGGAAGGCAAATTACTGCACAAGTGGAACGGACTCGGGTGGCAAAAAGCATGAGAACTGAACCTATTGAACGAAGACACGTTTCCGATATGTCCGCATTTGAGCGTTTTGTTGTGCGGCAGATATGTTGGTGGTTTGGATGCGCTCCGCACCCGCAAGACACTGCGCCTCCGGATGAACTGGAGTGCATGCACTGCGGAATGAACGTTCCTTATAGCGACATGGTTGGAGATACGCGACACAACAGGACGATTGGATGGTTGCGCTACTGGCTGTGGAGGCGCTGGATACCGGCAAAGTGCTATGCGTGTGGTGCGCGATTTGGACACCGTGAAAACTGTGATGGGGTGCCGTTTTGACGCCGAACGACCTATTCACCAGCCACGAAGAAGCCCGCGAAGAACGCGCCGCGATTATGGCTGATTCCGGTATCGCCAATCCAGAGCAAGCCGCTGCGGTTGATCTGCACAAGTATGAAGTGCGCGATGTGATTTTTCGGTTCTTTCCAAAAGGCGACCCGACTCCGTACTTTGATCTGGTCAAGGCCAATCGCGGAAACGATGCCGCCGAGCGATTGATAGTTGATTGCCGGGAAGCCTGGCGCCGCGAGATCGAAACCCGCAAGGCACAGCGGGCCAATGTGGATAGTGGGAAGGTTTCCAAATGAATCATAGGGATTTTAGAGAAGAAGCAAGAAAAGCGGATCAAGAAAATCGCGCCAAGTGGAAAGCTCTAATGGATCAAGACGGCGATGATCTTGACGATGATGGATACCCAACTGAACTAGCATGCGAACGAATTAAGGCTTGGCATTGGTCAGATAAATCTGGATGGATGAAATTCATTGAATCTATATGGCATCTGCGCGAATGGGGATGGAGTGAAGCGGACGAGCCACACGATTGGAAAGAAGGCGAAATGGTCCATCGTTTCCATGTTTCAACCGCAGGATGGTCTGGTAATGAAACGCTAATCAATGCCATGCGAGAAAACACGATGCTTTGGAGTTTAGTGTGGGTTCAATCACGTCGTGGAGGCCACTACATTTTCGAGATTGATGTGGATAGCGGAAAGGTGGCGAAGTGAGAGTGCTTGTTGCTTGCGAATCATCCGGAATTGTCCGCGATGCTTTCATTCGCTCCGGGCATGACGCAATGAGTTGCGACCTGCTGCCGACCGATTCGCCTGGACCGCACTATCAAGGCGACGTGTTCGACGTAATCGACTATCCGTGGGAATTGATGATCGGGCATCCACCTTGTACGCACCTGAGCGTAAGCGGTTCGCGCCATTTTGCAGAGAAGAAATTGGACGGCAGACAGCAGGCCGCTGTGTCGTTCTTCATGCGGCTGATTCGCCAGTCTGCGCATATTCCGATGGTCGCAATAGAAAACCCGGTCTGCATCATGTCGAGTCTGTACCTGAAGCCCGATCAAATAATCCATCCTTGGCAGTATGGCCACGGCGAAACAAAGGCCACGTGTCTATGGCTTAAAGGCTTGCCGCTGCTTCAGCCTACAAACATTGTCGAAGGCCGCGAAGCGCGCATTCACCGGATGCCGCCATCGCCTGACAGATGGAAAGAGCGCAGCAAGACATTCCAAGGCATTGCGGATGCTATGGCGAGTCAGTGGGGTTCTCCTGCTCAGATGGAAATTGCAGCATGACTACGCACGTAATCAATAGCGACACCTCTCTCCAATCGTTCATCGGCGAAGTACGTGAAATGTACCTTCAGCATCGGTACATAAAAGCGACCACGAAAACGGGAAAGGCAAGAAGCATTGACCAGAATTCAATCAGCCACGCCTGGTACGAACAGTTGGCCAGAGAGTTACGCGAAGACGACGTGCTCGGGTGGAAATCCTATTGCAAATTGCATCATGGCGTTCCGATTCTTCGCGCTGAAGACGAATATTTCCGCGAGGCATACGACGCCACGATCAAGGGAATGACTTACGAGAAAAAGCTGATTGCCATGCGGATGCTTCCAGTCACATCGCTGATGACGAAGGTTCAATTATCAAAGTATCTGGAATCGATGCAGGCTGATTTCTTGCGCAAGAATGTTCGGCTTGAGTTTCCAGATAGTGCTGAAAGGATTGCATCGTGAAAATTACGCCAATTGAACTTTCTGAGGCAAACGCATTTGTTTCAACTCATCACAGGCATCACAGGCCAGTTGTAGGCCATAAATTTTCGATTGCGGTTTCTGATGAAACCGTTCGTGGAGTTGCAATAGTTGGGCGTCCTGTATCTCGTCATCTTGATGATGGATTTACGCTTGAAGTTAATCGTTGTTGCACTGACGGAACTAGAAATGCGTGTTCCATGCTTTATTCATCTGCATGGAGGGCTGCAAAGGCGCTTGGATATTCACGACTCATTACCTATACGCTTCCAGAAGAAGGCGGAGCAAGTCTTAGGGGGGCAGGATGGATACTAATTGGATTGCGTGGCGGCGGAAATTGGAATGTTAAAAGCAGACCTCGCATTGATACGTTAGAGCATCTATGTGGCCAAAAATCATTATGGCAGGCCGCGTAATGGCAATCCCGAAGAAACCGCGCAAATGCCGTCACTGCAAGCAAATGTTCAAACCAACATATTGCGGTCAAAACACTTGCTCATTCGAGTGCAAGGTTGCGCTTGGTGTTTTCTTTGCCGAACGCTCCAAGGCCAAGCGCGAGAAAGCCGAGCGGATTGCAGAGATAGCCAGCACGAAGATATTACGCCTGAAGCTGAAGACGAAAAGTGAATGGATGCGAGAGGCGCAAACAGCATTCAACCAATTTATAAGACTTCGGGATCAACTGGCAGGCCATCCGTGCATATCGAGCGGTCAGCCGTTGGACTGGTCAGGTAACAACGTAGATGCCGGTCATTATCGCAGCAGGGGAAGTGCACCTCATCTTCGCTTTGACGAGCGCAACTGCCACGCCCAGGCCAAGCGCGAGAATCGATATTTGTCTGGAAATGCCGTTGATTATCGCGTCGGACTAATCGCCAGAATCGGACTAGAAGCCGTTGAATCACTAGAGGCTGACCAGACACCAAAGAAATACACGATAGCCGAACTGAAGGCCATCAAAGCGCATTACGTGGCGAAACTAAAGGAGATGAAGAATGGAATGGCAACCGATTGAAACCGCACCAGTTAAACCGTTTGATAAAGAAAAGTGGTTCATGAATCACAGTCCATATTTATTGATTTGGAACGGATCATTTTGCCAAATCGGAGTGTATGGATATACGGAAAGAGGAAAAGGAAGATGGAATGCTGGCGGTCGGATCTGTAATCCGACTCATTGGATGCATTTGCCGTCGTCGCCTCATGAGCGTGGATAGAAAAATGGAAATTGACCGCGACATTTCCCCAGGCGATGAAGCCGACCGCGAACTATTGCGTCTTGCTGCCAATGCGGCTGGTTATGAATATGCAAAATTTGGCGGGTACATCGTAGTCGATGGAATACCAGGAAACTGGAACCCGCTTACCGACGACGGCGATGCGCTGCGGCTGGCTGTGAAGCTTGGTATCAGCACATTGCCTTATCCAATATACAACGAAACTGAGCGTCACTCAGTCATTGCCAAGCAACGACGCCGTACTGACATGATGCGTGAAGCAAACCAAACAGAAGTTATAGAGGTTTATGGTGACGATTCTTGCGCAGCAACCCGTCGCGCCATAGTTCGATCCGCTGCCGAAATCGGACGCGCAAAACAAAACGAGGCCAGCAATGGAAATTGACCGAGACATTCCAAACGATCCAATAGACCGCGCTGATTACTTTATCGAATCAGTCGTTGATGACCACGTAAAAGAAGCCATGCGGAAAGCTGCTGAGATTCCGAAAGGTACGGCTGGCGAGTGTTCATCTTGCGGTGAATGGTCAATTCGCCTAGTTGATGAAACATGCGCACCATGCCGCGATAGGTACGCAAAGATTGCAAGGTTTTACGCAACCGGATTTTGATTTTTTAACAAAGGAGAAGCAAATGAACGACGAAACAATTGAGAAGGAAATCCAGGCAAAGGGTCTTACGGCTCCGCGTGTAACTCATGCAGACATTGAGGCTAACATCGCCAGCGAACACTACTTCACGGCACGCGAAGGAGCCATTGGCGAAGCGTGGAAGCGTTCTGATGACGATGATGAAATTGACGGCGTTTCCATTGCAGAAATTCACGACCACAGAAGCCCGCTTGGTCTTTTGACATTCTGTGTCATCGTCATGAAGAACGGCTTCACCGTCACAGGTGAGAGCGCCTGCGCATCTCCGGATAACTTCGACGCCGAACTAGGCCGCAAGATAGCCCGCCAGAATGCCGTGCAGAAGATTTGGCCGCTGATGGGCTACGCGCTCAAGCAAGAGCTGTTTTCAAAGTATTACGCACCATAGGAGATTGAAATGAATGAATATCACAAGATTCAAACGCTGTTTAAGCGAGATATGGAACGAAATGGAAAGACGCTATTGGAAGGTCAATGGACTTTGCCTGAGTTCGAGTTTCTAGCAATGAATACGTGGGTTTTCACAGAGAAGGTGGATGGAACAAATATTCGCGTGATGCTTAATGATGGCGTTGTGACTTTTGGCGGCAAGACTGACTCGGCGCAGATTCCGGCGCAACTGGTTACGCGACTGAATGAGCGGTTCTTGCCGCTGGCGACAAAGATGCAGGAAGTATTTGGATGTGATGCCTGCCTATATGGTGAAGGATATGGAGCGAAAATTCAGAAGGTCGGAGGCAATTATCGACCTGACCAAGATTTCGTGCTTTTTGATGTGAAAGTTGGAGATTGGTGGTTGCAACGCGCAGACGTTGAGGATGTGGCGCAGAAGCTAGGTATTGATGTTGTTCCGATCATCGGCGAGGGGACGCTACACGATGCAATTTCCGCAGCAAAAACAGGGATTATTTCAACGTGGGGAGAATTTCAGGCTGAGGGAATAGTTGCGCGACCGAAGACTGAGCTTAAAACGCGCAATGGTCATCGGATCATTACAAAGATTAAGTGCAGAGATTTTGCATGACCTACGGTTGCCAGCAATACGACATAACCAGACTCTGCCGATACGACCGCCGTGCAATCGACCGCAAGTGCGAAGGATGCCAACGGACAACGGATAGCGAATACCTGAAATCTATGGGGCTATTGATTGTTGGCATATCGCACGCTCTGCCCGTCTTTGAGCATGATTCACTGCAAAGGAATATCGAATGCAAATCGAACAGCTAACCAAGCTTCTGCTGAATGACGACGAAGTTGCAGCCATGTATGAGGTCTGCGCCGTAGCACTCGAAAAGAATCTGCTCGAAGGTTATCCGCTGGCATTTGCGCTGGCGATAGTCGAAACACTGGCCGAGTCGGACGAGATTGCCGGCGAGGAACTGAACGAAGAAGAAGCAATCACGATTCAGTAAATGGGCGAGCTAATGAACCGAACAGTAATTTTCTGGCTTGGGCCGAATGAAACAAAGGTTCGTGCCGAT